CCTTGACGATAGCCTTCGGCCCATGCTTGCGCGGCCTGCTCCTGGCTGGCCTTGTGGCGCTTCGGGTGCCAGTGGTTGCAGGTCGCCGCATGCCAAACTCGCGGAGCTTTGCAATCACCGCCATTGCTCAGGTACTCAGGCGTGCAAGGCTCCCATGCGTCAGGATCAATGACGGTAAGGGCCTGCTCCTGGCTGGCCGATTCGGGCGTGTTGCACCACGCGCAGCGGCGCACAGGGTGATCGCCGAAGTAGGTGAAATGGTGCTTGCACTCGGCCTGCTCCTGGCTGGCGGGCTGGATGAGTGCGGCGTGCAAGGCACAGCCCTCGTCGTGCCCCTCGCTCTTGAATTTTCCGCACGAGGGGCAGTAGGGTTCGCAATCTCCTTCGCGGTTGTATCGGTCAACGCCCCATTCAAGGTCGCGCAGCAGTTGTTCGGTGTTGGTGGTCATTTGCGGCCCTTTCGCGCCTTGCGGGCGTTCTGTTTGTGGGTGGATTTGCTGCGGGGCTTGTGCGCCGCTTTACTGGTTCGGGGGATCGAACCTAGGCTGGCATCCAACCCCAACTCGACAGGCGTGGCGCTAAGCGCCATGATGGTTGCCGCTGCCAGCAGGCTGTTGTCTTTGGTGGACCGCATCACTTGCCTCCCTGATCGCGCTCGGCCTGGGTGGCGGCCAATGACTTGCCTGCTTCGGCCAGGGCCTTCTCGATGGACGCAATCCGCGGGTCGTGAACGCTCACAGCCGACGATTCCCACGCCATGCTGGTGACCAGCACGCTCAGGTCTGACACAGCAGAGCGCAACTCAACTATTGCGGCATGTAGGTGCTTTTCGTTCAGCATCACTTGCCACCTCCCTGCGCTGACATGGCTGCGTCATAGAGGCGCGAGGCCCGGTTGTACCCAATCAGCAGGCGCTGCTGAATCTCTGCGATGTGCGTTGCACGGTCGTAGCTCGTCGCCGAAACGATCCAGTTGGCAGCGCCTTGCAGCGGGTCCGCATCCAGCGCTGGGGCTTGAGGGGCGGCGGTGAGTTGGGCGATGCAGTTCCTGACAGCTTCAGCCCCGCACGGCACGATGCCGTCAGGCCGTGTGTTGCCCAGCGACTCGGTCAGGTAGTCGATGACTGCCCGCACGCTCGGCACACCACCGCGCAGGCGGGTGGATTGCTCCGCAAGCAGGGCGCGCACCTGTTCGACGGTGTAGCCAGCGATCAGCTCGCCAGATGCAAGCTGCATGCTGATGCCAAGGGCGGGCAATTCCGGCACCTCTGCCGCAGGGGCGGTGAGGGCTGCGTCGATGCGGGCAAAAACTGCTGGGTGGAGTTCACGCGCGGTGTAGCTGCACCCGTGGCCGCGCTCGCCAGCTTTCTTCTCAAGCAGGTCGCGTGCTTCTCTCAGCGCCTCGCGCATCTGTTCGGTGCGGTCAGTCATGGTTGCCTCCTTCGGAGTCAGCCTGCAGTTGGGGGTCGACCAGGGGGAAGTCGCCGCGCACGGCGTTGCCCTTGAGGCAGCGCTGGGCGAACTCGCACTGGCGGCAGGCTTCGACCAAGTCGGTGCGGAAGATGCGCGGCAGGCGGCCCTTGGTGGAGCGGTGCATCTCGCCGGTCACCCGCTCGATGGCTGCGGCCAGGGCCGGCTCCGGCTCGCGCGAGTAGGCCTTGGTCTTCTCGGCGCTCAGGTGGTAGAGGTACGAGCGCTTGGTGCCGGCGCGCTGCGCCAGCTCTTCTTGCTCGGCCGGGGTGGCCAAGCGCATCCAGGTTTTCAACAGGGTGGCCATGGTTCAGCTTTCAGACGAAGAAGGCGGCGCAGAGCGAGCCGGCGGAGAGGAACACGAGCACGGCGAAGATGCCCAGCCCAACGCCAATCCACCAGGGGTCTTTGCGGGGACCGTCGTTCACCAAGACGCAGGAGAACCCGAAGGCGAGCAGAGCCCAGGCGACGGCGGAAAAGAGGAGGAAGGCGAAAAGCATGGTGAGGGTCCTTGGAAGGGTTGAGGTGTCGACGCAGTTTACTACCTGCTAAAGTATTTTTGCAAGCTGCGAATGTGCCAGGAGACAAGAAAAGTGAAAGACCAAGCACACTGAAGGGTCTTTGTGGTTGACTTACTTTTTCAGCACGTGCTAAAGTCCAGACATCGACAACGCAACTGGAGCCAGACATGAACGCCACCGCCTACAGCAAAATCGACAGCGACCTGAGCATCAACGAAGGCCGCGAAGCCCACGGATTCGGCACCCAAGATGCCAAAGGCCGCAAGATCGGCGCGAACGTCAACTTCGCCACCTACACCCTGGTCGAAGCCCCCGATGCTCGTGGCGGGTACTGCAAGGCCCCCGGCACCTACTACTGCTTCGTTGTCCAAGCCACCCGCGACGGCAAGGCGTACGGCGCCGGTCAGCCCCTGGTGTGGTGCACCACCGAAGAGGAGCGCGCCAAGAAGGTCGCGGCCTACCTCGCCGGCGCCTACAAGCGCTCGATCAAGAAGGCAGCCTGACAACCCCGGCCCTTCGGGGCCTTCACTTTGGAGAACGACATGTCCCGCCTCTACTTCAACACGAACACCGGCACCTTCGGCACCGGTGCCGCTCGCGCGAAGCCGAACCCGGAGCTCGCCAAGGCCCGGGGTCGCGCCCTGGTGACGTTCAACAAGGCCAACGTCCTGGCCAAGGCCCACGGCATCGAGGTCGACAAGGACTCGGCCGGGGGCTGGTGGGTGACGTGCCCCGCCTTGGCTGGCGACAACGACCCCCTGGACGGCTCGCACTTCTGCGCGACCGGACCCGAGGTGCTGGAGGCCGTCGAGGTCTACGTCGCCGCCCTGGCAAAAGACTAAAGGAGACCGACATGCTGGTCAAAACCGAAACGCTGATCGACGCGCAGCTGGACTGGGCCGTCGCGGTGGCGGAGGGGCTCCGCCCCATGTACACCCGCGACTGGGTGTCTCCCAGCGCCCCGGACGACCCCCGCCGCGTGTGCGTCGCCGCACCCCAGGGGCACCTCCAGCCCTTCGAGCCTTCGCGCGGCGGGCTCCCCCTCCTGGGGATCGTGGAGCGCGAGCGGATCAACACCCGCACCGCCACCCGCTCCCTCATGGGCGGGAGCGAAGCCTGGGTCGCGTTCGTCTGGTTCAAGAACATGCCAGCCTTCCCGATGGAGGGCCCCACCATGGCTGTCGCCGCCATGCGCTGCCGGGTGGCGACCAAGCTGGGCCTCGAGGTCGAGATCCCCGACATCCTGGTAGAAGGCTGAAACCTCAAAGCCCGACAAAATCAGTCGGGCTTTTCGAGACAAGCTGGTTTAGCACATGCTAAAGTCCAGACATCGACAACGCAACTGGAGCACGACATGGCCATCCGCCTTCACCTCATCGACCGCGACGGCTTCACCAAGGGCTATGTTGACTGCGCGGTCGGCCTGAAAACCACCCTCGGCAAGGTCACCCGCTTCACCGACAAAACGGTGTGGACCGAAGCCAAGGACGGCACGGAGTCGAAGCACCGCGCATTCGACGGCCGCTTGCCCTCCGTGTACCAGTCCAAGGTGCCCCGCCGCGCCGCCTAACCCGCAGAAAGCAACACCATGTCCGCCACCGTCATCCTGAACATCGGTCTGAAGTCCAGCACCCTGGGCGACGTGCCCCGCCTGCTCGTCGAGCAGATCCTGGCAGTCGAAGACATCCTGATCGCCGACTACACGATCGTGCCGTCCGACACCGAGCCCACCTTCGTGGCCCGTGTCACCTACCTGCGCGACGGCCAGAGCTTCCTGTTCGCCCTGCACCGCGCGGCCCGCGATCTGGGCCAGGATGCGATCGCAGTGTGGTCTCCGCACCGCCAACGCGGCGCGCTCTTCGGCCCCCGCGCAGCCGCCTGGGGCCCGTTTGACGCCACGCGCTTCCTGCTGCTCGACGGCAGCCGCCTGAGCGCCCACCTCCAGGCAGCCGCCTGACGCAAGGAGACCCTCGTGAAATTTTTGATACTGTCGCCAACTGGCGTCCCGTCAACCGGCCCTGACCTCTTCTCCGCGGTGTTCTCGACCCAGGCGGTTCGCCCTAACTGGGGCGGCCGATGTGTCAGCGTCGGCGGGGTGGACGACACGATCACCATTGGCACCGACCACAGCCCAGAGGAGCTTGAACGCGAACTCGCAAAGCGGGGCCTGCAGCTGCTGCGGCGTCGCGGCTACACCCTCTACGTCGCTGCAGAATAATTTTTGCCCCTGCTAAAAACCACTTGACAGCGCGCTTCAGCACCCGCCACAATTACATCACTCACCAACCGCACCAAGGAAAGCACCATGCACGACCTCAACCAGATCCAGGCCTTGAACCAGCGCGTCGTTGACGCCTCCAACGTCACGACCGCCCGTCAGCAGGGCAAGCATGTGGTCGCCGAGTACCACGGCTTGAACCTCGCCCACATCCACACCTTCGGCGACAAGGCCCAGGCCGACCACAAGATCGAGCAGATCGCTGCCGACTTCGGCGCCGGCGGCTGCCGCGGCGTGTACCACCCGCCGATCGCCTGACCATGGCCCGCTTCCACCTCGTGGACGACGCCAGCGTCATCCTCCGCGACAAGGGTGTCTACCGGCAAGCTCGCGTCTTCCGCCTGGGAGACGCGGTCTTCGCCGAGCAGCGCAAGGATGCCTACATCGGGCTCTTCGGCAACGCTGGCACCTCTGTCCCCACCGTCTCGTGGTCTGACCTCGAGACACCAACCCCCACCGTGCTGACCAACGGCCGGATCTGTTTCACCAACTGACCCCTACTAGGAGGGCCCTTCCATGTTCCCAGTCACCATCACCATCAGCAACATCGCCGACCTGCAAAAAGTGCAGAGCGTGTTGTACCCGACGACCGCCGTCGTCGAAGTCAAGGACACCAGCCGCGACGTCAAGTCGGCAAAAAACGCCAACCCTGCAGCTACCCAAGCTGCGACCGAAAGCACTGTGAAGACTGCAGCTGCTTCGGCATCCCCTTCTGAAGTGGGAAAGCCCGCTGCAGCGACTGCCCCTACCTCGCCTACTGCCGCGGTGGTGGCGGCCGCTGCGCCCGAGACCCAGGCCCCTGTGACCTACGCTGACGTGGCCAAGGTCGCAACCGTCCTGGCGAGCCGCAACCGCCCCGCCGCTGAAGCCGTGGCCGCCGAGCTGGGCGTCCCCAACTTCAAGGCCCTGAACAGCCTGCCGGTCGACGAGCAGCCCGCGGCCTTCGCCAAGGCCCTGGAGCTGGTCAACGCCGCCCTGGCAAGCCTGGAGGTGGTGTGATGGCTGAACTGCACAGCTACTTCAGCGCCTCCGGCAGCAAGAAGTGGATGGCGTGCCCTGGCAGCTTGGTGCTCGAAGCTGGCTGCGGCCACGACGGCACCACCATCCACAGCGCCACCGGCACGGCAGCCCACCAGCTGTTCGAGGCCGCCATCCTGGGCGAACTCGAACCGGTCGACTGGTTGGGCAAGACCATCGAGGATCGCGGCTTTGTGATCCCTGTCGACCAACACATGGTCGACGCGGTGACCCTGGCGGTGACCAACGCCCGCAAGATGACCGAAGGCTTCAGCGTCGTGCGTGCCGAGACCACCGTCAACTACGCCAACTTCCTGGGCGTGCCGCAGGACAAGGCTTTCGGGACTTCGGACCTGATCGCGGTGGACTTCGCCAACGGCACGGTGCAGGTGCACGACTACAAGAACGGTGCGGGCGTCGACGTCGACGTGGTCGAGAACTCCCAGGCCATGCTGTACGGCCTGGGGGCCCTCAACGAGGTCGAGGACATCGCCGACATCACGGACGTGACGATGGTGGTGCACCAACCACACACCGACAAACTGCCCAAGGTCTGGACCATCTCGGCCACAGAGCTCAAGCAGTGGGGCCTGTCGACGGCACGCAGCGCGGCCGCCTCGTGCCTCAACGCCGAGCGCATGGTGGCCGACCTGCCTGAGCAGCAGTGGATCGACACCTACCTGCGCCCGGGCAGCCACTGCCGCGAGGGCTTCTGCAAGGCCCGCGCGACGTGCCCTGCCCTGCGCAAGGACGTGCTGGGCACCGTGTTCGAGGGCGCTGCGGCCACGGTCGACGAGTTCGCCCAGGCCGACCTGCGGACCCCCGGCGCCACCGATGCTGCCGAGTGGCTGGGCACTGCCATGGCCAAGTCCGAGATGATCGAGGACTGGGTCAAGGAAGTGCGCGCCGAGACCGAGCGTCGGCTGCTGGCCGGCACCCCGGTGCCGGGGTTCAAGCTGGTGCGGGGTCGCCGCGGCAACCGCGCCTGGGCCAACCCGGCAGAGGCCGAGACCATGCTCAAGACCTTCCGCGTGAAGATCGAGGACATGTACGACCTCAAGCTGGTGACGCCACCTACGGCTGAAAAGCTGTTCGAGGCCGGCAAGATCGGCAAGCGTCAGTGGCCCAAGCTGCAGGCGCTCATCACCCAGGCCGACGGCAAGCCCAGCGTGGCGCCCGAGTCCGACAAGCGAGTGGCCATCGAGGTTCGCCCCGTGGCCGAAGAGTTTTCCCCGGTCGTCGAGAACGACGACTTCATCTGAAAGGCAATACCATGTCCAACGCTTCTACCCCCATCGGCCGCATCCTGCTCAAGAACGTCCGTCTGGCTTTCGCCAGCGGCCTGCACGAAGCCACCATCATCCCTGGCCAGGAGAGCGGCAAGCCCAAGTACAACTGCGGCCTGATCCTGCCGCCCGACCACCCGCAGAAGGCCCAGATCGAGGCCATCGAGCTGGCTGTGGCCAAGGACAAGTGGAAGGACAAGGGCCAAGCCATGGTCACCGCGCTGCGCAAGGGCAACAAGGCCGCCCTGCACGACGGCGACCTCAAGCCGAACTACGACGGCTACCCCGGCAACTTCTTCTTGTCGCCCAGCCTGGACGAAGCCAAGGGCCCGCCCACCCGGCTGGCCACCATCGACGGCCAGAACGTGCAGCTGGACGCGGCCACGGCCCGCAAGAAGCTGTACAGTGGCTGCTACGTCAACGCCAGCGTCGAGCTGTGGGCCCAGGACAACCAGTACGGCCAACGCATTAACGCGCAGCTGCGCGGCGTGCAGTTCTGGCGTGACGGCGAGTCATTTGGTGGCGGTGCCGGCACGGCTGACGCCAACGAGTTCGATGTGACCGAAGGCGCTGACGCCAGCGACTTCGTCTGATCGAGCGCAGACCCTTCGGGGTCTGCTGAGTGGTGGGCGTGCCGCTGGGGGTTCCTGGCGGGGGCCACATGCCTACCACTCAGCAGATTCATCGGGGGCTCACTCCGAACGCTCTCTGACCGGGGGCGCGTCTGCCCTGCCTCTCTAACCTGCGGTGCCCGTTGAGTGACACGCCGCAGGCATGAGCAAACCCGAGCCTTAAATCAATGAGGGCAAGGTAGGGAACCCGGTCCTTTGCCCAGCGCTCCGTGCGAGTGCTGGGCAAAGGAGTTTCTGATGCCCATACTTTGGCTTGACGGAGAGACCTACAGCGAGTGCGACCTGCGCACCGCCGGAACGCACCGCTACGCCGAGCACCCCAGCACCGAGATCACGGTGGTGCAGTGGGCGGTCGACGATGGCGAACCGGTGGTCGAGGACCTGACGGGGCGCAAACCACCCAGCGCCGAGCTGCGCACGATGCTCGAGGACCCCCGCTTCACCATTGTGGCGCACAACAGCCACTTCGATCGGACGATCCTGCGCCACGTCTGGGGCATCGACATCCCCCCAGAGCGCTGGATGGACACCATGGTCAAGGCCATGTGCCACGGCCTGCCGGGCAGCCTGGACAAGATCGGCCGCGTGCTGGGCCTGGAAGCGGACAAGGCCAAGGACGCCCGCGGCAAGGCGCTGATCCAACTGTTCTGCAAGCCCCGGCCCAAGAACATGAAGCTGCGCCGCGCCACGCGCGAGACCCACCCGCAAGAGTGGGCCGAGTTCCTGGAGTACAGCCGCCAGGACATCGTCGCCATGCGTGAGATCGACCGGCGCCTGCCCAGCTGGAACTACAAGCCGGGCAGCCCCGAGCTGGCGCTGTGGCACCTCGACCAACGCGTCAACGACCGGGGCTTCGCCTGCGACGTCGAGTTCGCCACGGCGGCCATTGAGGCCGTCAAGGTGGAGCAGGCGCGCCTGAAGCAGGAGATCCAGGAGGAGACCTACGGCTGCGTCACCAGCGCGAGCAAGCGCGACCAGCTCCTGGCGTTCATCCTGGCCGAATACGGCATCGCGCTGCCCAGCCTGAAGGCCGACGTGCTGCGCGGTCTGCTAGACGACCCGGACCTGCCCGAAGGTGTCAAGCTGCTCATCAACATTCGACTCGAGGCCACCAAGACCTCAACGGCCAAGTACGTCGCCCTGGTGCGCGCGGTCAGCAAAGACGGCCGCCTGCGCAACGTGCTGCAGTTCGCCGGCGCGCAGCGCACCAGCCGGTGGGCTGGCCGCATCTTCCAGCCCCAGAACATGCCCCGGCCCACGCCGGACTTCGACGAGCTGTCGCAAGAGATCGGCGTGGCCGCGGTCAAGGCAGGCGCTGCTGACCTCATCGTCGGCGACGTCATGCAGCTGACAGCCAACGCGGTGCGCGGCTGCATCGTGG